TAGGAAGCGGCAAGCACGTACAGGCAACAGCCAAAGGTATGCAATGCCAATGTCCAAAGTGTTGTGAAACTATTTAACGGGCGGCATACCTTTGCCACCGTTATACGCAATGCTGCCCTTAAAACATTATTAGAGTTTGCGGCGACCAAGAACGCGGCATCGTGCCGCGAAGAGAAAGGCAAAGCTCGTGATAGTATCGTGGTTTAGTGCTGGAGTGTCGAGCGCAGTGGCAACCAAAATTGCCAACCCAGACAGAATTATTTATATAGATATTGACGACCAGCACCCAGATACATACCGTTTCATTGCTGATTGTGAGAAATGGTTTAATAAAAAAATTGAGATATTAAAATCACCGCTTCGCAATGTAGAAAATGCATGTATGCAAGCTGGCTTTATACGGTTACCACGCCGCAATCCAAAGTGTACTGAATTATTAAAAAAGAGAGTACGGAAAGAATGGGAATATTTAAACGGAGTTGGGCATACTTACGTCTGGGGGTTTGATTGTAACGAGAAAAGGCGCTCCGAATCTACGCTAAATGGTATGCCAAAACACAAGCACCTTTTCCCTATTTTAAACAGAACAAAAGCTGAAGTACACGGCATTTTAGAAGTGGCAGGAATTAAGCGTCCTGCCATGTACGACATGGGGTATGAAAATAATAATTGTATTGGATGCGTGGCCGGTGGGATGGGTTATTGGAATAAAATCAGAATTGATTTTCCAGAAGTTTTTAAAAAGCGTTGCGAGATGGAGCGCACGATACAGGAAAAAGGTATAGCTGGAAGCAGAATTTTAAATGAATGTTATCTTGATGAACTTGACCCAACGCGAGGAAAAGAACAAAGCGTAATTATGCCAGACTGCGGAATGTTTTGCGAAATCCAAGAAGCGCATCCCTGCGCCGAGAGGCCGCCGCAAGACACTGCGGAAGCGGGCAGCACATGCGTATAACTCACAAAGCCCGCAAGCCTCAAAGCAGGCCAGCGGGCGTTTGTGGGACGTTGCTTGCAATTTCGGAATCTCTGGAATTGTAGGCGGTGGCAAGACATTCATGCCGAAGCGGCATGGGAAGAAAAATGAACCATGAAATTTCTATCACTTTTTTCTGGTATCGGTGGTTTCGACTTGGGTCTGGAACGTGCCGGAATGAGGTGTGTTGGCCAAGTGGAAAAAGACGAATACTGCCTTGCGGTTTTAGAGCATCACTGGCCGGCAGTCAAAAGGATTGCGGATATTTATGACGTTACAGAATCAGACTTCGGAGCAGTTGAACTTATTTGCGGGGGGTTCCCCTGTCAGCCATTCTCTTTTGCCGGGAAAAAGCGAGGCCAGAAAGATGACCGCTACCTCTGGCCGGAAATGCTGCGAGTTATCAAGGCATACCGGCCCACTTGGGTACTTGGTGAAAACGTTGCTGGAATCGTCGGCGTGGAACTCGACAAAGTGCTTGCTGACTTGGAAAACGAAGGGTATGAGTTGCAAGCGTTTATTATTCCAGCTTGCGCGGTCGATGCCCCGCACGAACGGAAGCGGGTCTGGATTGTCGCCAGACGATGGTCGTCGCATGTGGATGACTCCGAAAGCGGCAGACGGGGAATTTTGCACACCGAGAACATCGGGCCGACCAGTGGAGAAATCAACGCATCTTGCCACGCAAGTGAAGTTATGGCCCACGGTAACGGTCAAGGATGCGGAGAACGACGGAGGCCCGAGCCAGTACAACCGGAACAGCATTCCGCTCAATGCTCCGGTCAAAATGTTCCCTACGCCGTCAACGATGGACACAATCGAACGGAAGGGAATGCGACCGAGCAGGGCCGCGACGAATCGGACAACGGGATATTTGAGCGAGGCCATACCTGGGAGCCTGAACCCGACGTGGGTCGCATGGCTGATGGGATACCCAACAGAGTGGCTCAACTCCGTGCCCTGGGAAACGCGGTCGTCCCGCAGGTCGTCGAAGAAATCGGGCGGTGTATCATCGAAGCAGAAAGAACCGGCACAATCTGTGCCGGAAGAGCCGCCGCGGAGCACTGCGGAAGATTCCGAAACAGCAAGCAACAGCCGCAAGCCAAAACTGGCGAAGTCGGCTTTGGAATGTGAATTATAGTCGCCAGCTTCGGCTGTGCGGCACACGTTGTACAAAATTCGCCCCGCTCTGAATTTATAGGTGGCGGCAGGAAAAACGGCGCGTCGTGCGCCGGGGAAGGAAAGAAAATGCAACCGAACCAGAAGAACTTCTGCGGTGGAAATTTTCAAGATTGGCTTGAAGTCAATCTAATTGATAAATGCAATGGTAAGTGTGCGTGGTGCATCGAAAAGAACGGGTATCATCCAGAAGAACACGCACCGTGGTGGATTATTGCGTCTCAGGCTCTTTCGTCTGGGAAAACCAACATCATTTTGCTTGGTGGTGAGCCGACGCTTTACCCAAACTTGAAAGAAACGATACAAATTATTTCTTCGGCTGGTCGTAAAGTGTGGATTACGACAAACGGCGGGAAACTATCGCCAGAGTTTGTAAAGTTAAAGCTGGTAGGAATTACCGGCATAAACATTTCGGTGCATAACTTTGATTTGGAACAGAACAAAAGAATTGTCGGAGTCAATCTTGAACGCCTTTCGGATTCGGTTTCCGCTTTACATGAAATCGAAGCAAGCGTAAGATTAAACTGCAACTGTATAGCGGGGCACGTTGATTCAGTTGAAAAGATAGAACAATACATTCTATGGGCAAAGTCTATAGGTGCCGACAAAATCAGATTCGCAGAGTTGAAGCAAGACGATGGTGGCTTTGTAGATTTAGCGAAAGTTCTGAATTACAAATACGGTTTGAACGACAATCCATTTACCTGCGGATGCAATAGCGATGCTGTTATTCATGGCGTACCTGTGAATTTTCGACAGATGTGTGGCTTGCAAACTTCGCGTAGAGAAAAGCCAGACGATCCGGTTCAGTACGAGAAACAGGTTCTGTATTATGATGGAAAGTTTTATGACGGATGGCAAACATCAATTCAGGAGGATGAAATGCAAGACAAGGACATTGTTAAGATTCTTCGTTCGGTTGAAAAAGGAGAGTTGACTTCGGAAGAGGCTTTTGCCCAACTGAAGGGGATTAAGGAAAAAGAAATCGTGCGAGAGGTGGTTCGATATGAAAGCTCCAATGGTTGCCAATACTAAGAGCGCACGTCCTGTGCGCGGAATGCCGCCACGGGAGCACTTCGGAAGCGGGGCGAACTTCGTACAACAGCCGCAGCACAAAATACGGCTTGACACTGTGGAATAATGTTTATAGGCCGTACTTCGGGCGAGTGCCTGAAACGTTGGTAGACATGTTTCGCTCTTTGAATAAATATGGCGAGTGCTGTACCACAGTCAGACGCTTGTGAGGTTATAAGCACCACTGAGCGATCCTGAATAGACAGGTGGTGTGAATGGCTAATAGCACTCGCCTTTAATTAAGGTGGAGCGAAACACGTTCCACCAACAAATAAAGCCTGCAATGCCGCCTGTCCCTATTAGGACTGGATCGCTTTAAATGCGGCGTGCGGCGGCAAAGCAGGCGTTTATCGGACGTTGTCTAACATTTAGCCTTTGGAGGATTATATGAGCAGCACACGATACAAAATAAGATCATTCGGTTATGCTAATGGGCATTTGTCATGGCACGTTTACGATAGCATCGAACATTACGATATACACACCGCTAACACTTTAATGGAAAGTTCTAAAGCACCTATTTGCTGTAAAAAAATATGTGCTGCTCTTAATTATATGGAAGCGGCTAAACGGTCAGACAACAAACGCATTAAGCAAGGGCTAAAGCCACATGCGAAGCGCACATCTTAATGCTTCAACCGTTGGTGGAAATAAATTTTTCTTTTGGAGATTATAGGTGACCGCAAAAACCAGATTAGAATTTTGTGCATTTAACGATTATAGGTGCAAAGCACATTTTTCCTGTGCTTTATGCAATGATTTGTGGAATGCGGCCACTGGCGCTGCTGTAGAAAGGTTTACATCCACCAACAGCGTTAGGGATGCTATTGTTGCGTTATACGGTCGGTGGGCTACTACCGTTGGTAAGGATTCTGACCATACGCAGGTTGACAATTTCGTAGATTGGATGCAACAACAGCACCCGTAACGCAAACGTTGGTGTCTATGTTTGCATAAGAAAGGATTAACAAATGGCAATGCACGAAAAAGACCCTCCGCAGGAACAGATGCAACCGAAAGCCGAGCAGCCGATACCAAGCATAATAATGGTGAACGGCTTTGACAATCGCTATATGAACAATACTACGGCGCTGTTGATGGTGATCGTGTATCCGCTTTGTAAATTGGCGGCAAAGTACGGCGTGCAGGGATTGGAACCGAAAGACGAATGCCCAACGGGCGTTTGGGTGTCGGACGGCTTGCCGGGGTCAAAACGATATAACTGGTTTGAACTTGTTGACAAAATGATAGAACGGAGCGGGAAATAACTATGACAAAAGAAGAATTACGGGAAGAGTACCAAAAGGAAACCGGGGAAAGCGCGACGCTGGAAGGCGCAAATTTGCGGGAAGGAAAATATTATGATAGTGCCGCCTCCAAACGGTTATGAAACGTGGTTAGATTACGCCGCTGCCACGATGGACACGCGAACGGAATATCACGAGCGGATTTGGGATGGTCGCAACCATAGCCGCGAGGACATACGGGAATCGGCTATTGCGGAATTGGCGGCACTTCGGGCGGGTCGCGTTATGCCATGCCAGCAGTATCAACGTGGGGTTGAATGTTGGATTAACGGGGTCCGTATGCACTGTGCAGATGTACCATGTCAACTGTCATGATAACCACGGCGTAAGGGGGACAATATGATCATCCGCAATTCTCACGGGCAATATTTTCATACCAGCAAATGGGGCAGTTATCCCATAAACGACGGCAACCCCGAAAATGACGTCGAGGATTTTGACGAGGAAAAATGGCAGGATAAACAGGACGAAATGCGCGAGGCTGAGGCCGATAGAAACGAGGAGTAATATGGATGTATGTAAACTGCACGACCACACGATTGTTATCTACGAGTTCCGGTCTGGGTGTAAGGGTTGCCCGTTGTGTGAGGCCAAAGAAGAGATCGACCAGTGGGAACGCGAGGACCAGAAAAGGAGGAAGGCCGAAGATGCCAAAAACAATCCTTCAGGAAACTGATAAGATAATCCTGCATATCAGGCGGTTGACGGATGAATTGCGGCAGACCCGGATACGGCTTAAGGCGAAGGAAGATTTATGCCTTTATTGCAAGTACAAGGCCGAGTGCGACAAAATCGATCCTAAAGAATCGCCCTGATTTTATCAAGCATAAAATTCTCGCTGGCGGCATAACCAAAGCATAATTCATATATATTTTGGAAGATTTAACCTAATAACATATTGACATTTATATTTGAGTATTATATATTTTATATATGAAAAATCTATTATTAACAACTGGGGAAGCGGTTATTATTGATGACGAAGATTTTGAAAGAGTTTCAAGATATAATTGGTATAATTCACATGGATATGCTTTTTGCACAAGCAGAAAAATGAAAATATCATTACACAGGTTTATTTTAAACGCTAAAAAAGGTGAGTTTGTTGATCATAAAGATTTCAACACTTTTAATAATATGAAATCAAATATTAGAATTTGTACATGGGCACAAAATTCACAAAATAGAGCAAAGGTTAATAAAAATACATCATCAAAATATAAGGGAGTTTGTTGGAGCAGACATTTTAAAAGATGGATGGCAGGAATTAAACATAATGGTAAATATTATGCAAAAAAATTTATTCATGAAATAAATGCAGCTATTTGGTATGATAAAATAGCCAAAAAATTATATGGTGAATTCGCATATTTAAATTTTAAAGATGGATATAAAGGAGAAATACCAGAAGAAAGAAAATTTAGCTCAAAATATATAGGTGTTATTTGGTCAAAAGAAAAATGTAAATGGAGATCGGAAATAAGAAAAGATAAAAAAGCTTATTCTCTCGGTTATTTTACTAATGAAAAAGAAGCATACTTATCATATAGAAAAAAAGAATTAGAGCTTTATGGAAAAGAAAGAAGAAAAAATAGTGAATAAGACCGCGATATTTAGTGGTAGATATTGCCCACCCCATTTAGGGCACATTTTAACGATATTTGAGCTTTGTAAAAAATTTAATAGGGTTGTTGTTGTGATTCTTGATTATCCGAGCCGGGAATTTTGTACAGCACACGAAGCAAAAGATATTTTTGATAAATTATTTAAATATATATTTAATGGCATTTACGATGGAAAAATTTATGTAGTTATAAATAATATTCATTTTGCCAAAATAACAGTTAGCGAATATTTATCTTTTTTAAAATCAATTAGAACTAATTATTATGATTCTATATATTTCAGTGGCAATAATAGGGTTATAAAACATATGCAAAAATTAAACATAAGGCATAAATTTATTGGAAGAAGTTTAGATAGGTTTTTTGAAGGTAAAAAAATAAGGAAATACCTATCATCCTAACTCGTCCTCCATGTATTTTTGTCTGTCCAGTCTCCCACAACAAGTATATGTTCATGGGCCGATGCTCCCTCGGCTGGACTCATCCACGACGGATACCAAGAGTCTAAGCACGATCCGATACCGTCTGGTATTTTCACATCAATACCTTTAAATTTAATCCCTACCAATTTATTTAAACAAAATTCTGGTATTCCTTTCGCTATGGCGTCGTCTTTATTCGTATAGGTGGTTTTATGCGGGTTGAATTTCTTCGGGTCAATCCATAACTTATTTTTACTATGCCACCAATACCCGTCATGTTTAAACCAGAACCACTGGCAGCATTTTACTCCTGATTGCGATACCGGATTCTTAGGCCCCAAGCTGAACCATAGTGGCATTCCGGTATCACCCCTACATTCCGGTGTACGCCAACGGTATTCGTCCAGATGTGCCTTCTCGCATTCCGAGACATAAGCCAATCCCTGATCGGTCGTAATCCAGTCTGCAATAATGCACATATCCATGTCACGATCATTCGGTATGAAATCTCCGTGCCTGATCGCCCCTAACGCCGTACCGAATCCTATAAACATGGCATGGTCTATTCCTGCCTTTCGACCACATTCGTATAATTGCCCGAGCAATTCAACACCGTTTGTTTTCCTGGCTTCATCGAAGAAAATGTCGTGTATATTCCATTCGACCGGATCATGTTTAAGATCGACAAACCAATCCGATTTATATGAATCGCATACCGAACCTGCCATATAAGGCAACTTGAATTCAATGGCCTGTATTTGGCTCAACGGAACGTGCCATAATCCATCACCACCCATGGTCCCGTTTTTTTTACGAATTTCATGAACCGTATTGGCATTGCAAAACAGCCATTCCTTGGGAAAGCGGTGGGCGCCAGAGGCTATCGTCCCTTTGCGCGAGTCTTCGTATAGGTGTATAATTATCGTCGATTCTAGGGCTGTTGCCGTGATTGTGGTGGGGTTTATATCTTCTACCTTAATATTAAACAGTTCGCAGCGGGTTAAAACATCAGAAACTGATACCCCGTAAAGCCCTATGTGGATTTCATTATCGACCGTGATATTGCGGTTACAGCAAAAATTCCAAAGAGAGGGACCGGTAAGAAACCAAGTTCCGATTCGGTTGAAGAAAACGGTGCAGAGGTTAATGAGTTGGTTATTCAAGACCACCGTCTTACTATTCCCAAGCAACATTGCGGATATAACCCGTATTAAAGATATCCTTATTCCACCATTTTTCCGATTTCTTGATGAGTTCCATTTGGGTCCACCCCATAAATGTGCAGAAATCGTTGGAAATAGTCTCGTCATACGCCCCTTCTTCCTTACGTATTTTATCAGCAAGTTCTTCTTTCGTAATTATCCCATATCTTACCCATCTGCTACCAATGTCAACCACCCGACCAATTCCGTATTTCATGAACTTTAAATAATAATTTTGGAGGTACGCAACCGAATCAATCTGCGCGTAATCATCAATGTATCCCATTCTCTGCCACGAATCAAGGGTTTTAAACCCGTACTTTTTTGCAATTTCTACATTTTCCAAATCATTCCATGGATAGAACCACGAAAGATAAATGGATTGTATGCCAGCATCTTCCAACTGGGCAGCCGATGGGTGTTGGAGAAATTTGCACGGTTTCAATTTAGAAAGTAATTCCTCGCCTTTTGACTGAACCACGTTGTTGTTGATTTGTCCGTTAGCATCCCAGGTATCAGTAGCATTGGGGCCTCCGTACATCCACGAAACATTCTCTCCGTAAATAAGCAGTTTTATGCCTTTCTCAATCGCTACTTGTAAGGGCCATGCGTAAATCGCTTTATCAACAGCCCAGTTCGTGCAGCCGAGGTGTTCAAGGGTAATCAGGGTAGATTCCCGTATAAAATTAGGATCGAGGGCTAGAGTAATCATATCGCAGTTAAAGGCCGAAGCAATTGTCTTGTAATTGTGCGTCCCTTCCGGGGTATGGGTAAACGGATCGGTAACGCAAACAAGCAACGGGTTCATATTGAATTTGTGCTTCAGGGTATAAACCTGAAAGAACGAGTCCTTCCCCCCGGAAACCGGAATAATGCAGTCGTAAGACCCGTCGTATTTGCGGTGTTCATTGCAGAGGTTTTTCAGGTAATCCTGTCTGACGGTCCAGTTGATATTCGATCGTGCTTCGAATCGAATACAGGCGGGGCAAACGCCGTCAACAAATTCAACACCGGGTTTTGTAGGAATAAGACATTTTTTACATCTAATCATAAATCCTCCTTATAACAATGAATATCCCGCCGCATTTTAAAATACTGATGGGTTTCCATTCGACGACCGTCCCCAATCGTCCAAGCATTTCGTTGTATTCGTCCCAGGTCGCGATAAAACAATCCACCGATTTTGCATTGCCTTTTTTGTGAGAGTTAGCCCAATGAACCAATAGTAAACCGTCTTTAGTCAGGCATGACAACCATGTTTTAATAGCCAATTCCGGATCCCAGGCATGGTCTAAACTGTTGCTGTAAATCAGGTCTACCTTATCGCGCCACTCTTCGCGCATATCATGGAAATCATGCCGTATCATGTATTCTATTTTTTCGGCCCATTCCCCGATATCCGTGCCTATTATGGTGGTATCCCTGCCAAAAAATCCGCCCAGGCTTAATACCTCATATCCGTTTCTGGCGCCGTGGCATATCACGAATTTAGGGGTACCGTATTTTTGGATAATGTAATCGGCGATTATTCCGAGTTCAATATCGGTCACCCAGTTTCTGGAATGCTTTAAATGAAATGCCGTGTTCTGGCTTTCGACGTATTCGGCATAATTCTTATATTTATAAAGGTCCATTTTATACGCTCTTCGGTGGCTTTTCTGTTTTTACGGCTTCCACCCTTGTTGTGTAATCGATCTTTGTTCGGTCAATAAACTTTGCTTTGAAGAAATCGTATTCGGTTTCATGGTATGCAAGCGGGTCGGATACCATCCTGAATCCGGCCAGCTTTAAATACTTTTTCATCTTATTGTAATTCCACCACGAAATATGATACGCCGGATATTGCGATTGAAATTCAGGGGTAAAATCAACGTAGGTTTTTACTATCCGGTACATTTCCTCGTAAATTTCTTCCGGCGTTGCGCTCTTATTAATTATGTCCCACAACTCTTCCTTGGTAATGCGGTCAAGAAGATGGGAGCAGGTGAGGTCCAGCAAGCATTTTTCCTTCGTATTATTCTGGCCGTGAACCAACCAATAATCGAAAACCGCCTGGTCGGTCATGTTCGGGTCTTTCAAATCAGCAAGCATCTTATCGGAGTCCGGTATTGCTACCCGAAAAACCCCGCGCGGCCTTAAAATCCGTTTGACTTCTTTAAAGACGATCAGTACTTTATCGTCGGTTATATGCTCCATTGTGTGTTCGGTATAGACGGCTTCAACCGAAGAGTCCTTAATGGGAAGCGGTTCTCCGCTCATTAAGTTGTGTTGGATATCCACCCTTGTATAATCCCGTTTTGATTTATAATGCTCAAAGGCGTAATCAAGGTTACTCCATCCGGCTTCTCTATGGCAACTATTCCCACCACCGATGTTTAAATACTTGACGTTATATAGCATTTGTTCTCCCTATTTTTTCAATTCAATGTAGTCATAACAGTTTCTGCAAAGTTTCAATGAATCGTGGTTCATATTGTAAAGTATATGCCGGTATGACTTCAGGTTTTCGCATTGCCAGATATCTTCCAACGATTCGATATCTAGGTCTCCCATTTTCATATAATTATCATAGTCCCAACAGCAAGCGGTAACGCCGCCGTCCCAATCGATGGATAACTTATCGAACACTTCGGGGCAATGAGGGTGTACTTTGTTTACCGATTCCAAGCGGATGATATTGTTCAATTTTATTTTATCGTCAAAACTAAGGTTGGTGCTGGCGACATTTATGTAATCTAAAACCGTCTTTCCAACCGTAACGAGATCACAAAATTTTCTGACCGATTTTTTGAATTTCCCAATCTCGTCTGGGGTTTCATAGGTTACTGTTGTAGAAATATGAATGTATGGTTTTTCGGCACCTCTTCTTATGGAGTACAGTTCTTTGGCGTTTTCGATAAGCGTTTCGTAATCGCCACCGGCCCGCATTTCGTTATAGCTGAAACCGTCTATCCCCTGAAAGGATATCTTTATGCTATCCAATCCCGAATCGATGAGCGTCTTGATGTATTCCGGGGTTAATTTACTTCCGTTGGTGTTCAGGTGACAGAGAATATTATTTTCTTTCGCGATTTTAATAAATTCGGGGAGTAATTTATGCAATGTCGGTTCGCCACATCGGATAAACCTTAATGGTGTTCCGTGTTTTGAAATCTCTTTTATTATTTTCCGATACAATGATTCCGACATAAACCCCTTTGGTCTCTTGCTTAATCCCAATCCGGTCGGACACATGAGACATCTAAAATTGCAGGCGTTTGTTACTTCGATATCGATACACTTGGGAAAAGCTCCGGGGTTATTAAGTTTTTCCGTATAATCGGAAGAATTACACTGCTTATAGACGGAGTCAAAAGGATTCGTTCTCATGTTTCATCCCATACCGGTATAATCTGATTGAGCATTGACCGGGGGTTTATGGTTTCCATTGAAAGTCCGTAGTATTCATAAGTATCCTGGACTATACCGAGCGTTCTTTTTGCAAGTAAATGCTGGCTGTTCTGATCGCGCCCCTCGTTCCGGACCTGTTCCAAAATCTCGTCGTATCCAAGGTAAAAATATCTGTTGTCGTAAAGGTCGATGCCACCAAATATGATTTTCTTGTAACTCATTTGAACGGCAAAATGCAAGGCGTCCCAAATCGTACCCCTACCGTGGTGAATACCCTCTTCAAATATATCCGAATGCTGAAAACTTTTCGCACTGCATCCGTACTGAATTTCCTTGAAAATATATCCGTCGCCTTCGTATTTATCGGTATTCCTGGCGTGTTGATAATTGTCTTTCCGGTAGCTCATGTCCTTGACTATCTTGCATGAATTTTTCTGGTATGCCATTAGTTCTATGAAATCGTCAAGAGTATGCCCGGGTTCTATTCTCTTCGGAGTGGCGCATTGTTCCCTGACGATATACCATGTCATGGGCCGTTTCATTTTAAGCATCCAATTCATTCCAAGGGTATCGTAATTGGTGTTTAAAATTGTCCACTGCTCTTCGGTGATTCGATTCATGCTGTAACCGGTACCGAATACCGCAAGAGCGTCGTGTTGCTTTTTACCAAGGAATTGCTGTTGGGTAATCTGATTCAATGAAATTCCTCTTATTAATTTTTATAGTTATTGAGGTCAATCGTTTCGACTTTGTAGTCCGGCGCCGTCCTCTTGAGAAATTCTTTTTCGTAATCAGGGTTCTTATCCCACCAGTCCTTGTCCCATTCCTTGTTGTATTCGTACAGTTTCAGGGACATTCTTCTTGCCATGCTTGTTGCGATAGCCGCAAGTTGTCGAATCTTGAGGTGATTTTCGGTATCGCTTTGGGCGTTGTCATTGATCTTTCTCAACACTTCGCAGATATGCAACGTCGGGCCTTTTTTGTTCATCTTGATCTTAATTGCCCTGCGTGGAAAATCTTCCATAATTTATTCCTTTATGAAATCTTTGTGAATAAAAAATTGTTCGTGTTTGTATTCTTCCTTACACCAAAAACCCTTATCCATAAGTTCGTTTCTAACCAATGGTCTAAGTGGCTCTGTAATTTCAATGGAAATTTGTTTTACAATGTGATTGTTCGGTATTTCCATAAACCTAGAAATAAAATATCCCTGCGTTCCTGCACATATTTTAAGGCATTCGATTACCGGGAAATCTTTTATGGTATTGTTAATATTATAGGATCGCACCGGGTAGGTTATATAGGAATATTTTGGACTTAAATTCAAATCAACCTGCCCTAATTTCGCACAACCTTTTGAACCGCTCATTACTTCATTAAATATCATCGGTGGTTCACTATTCTCTGCGTTTCCTATTACTACCCCGTGGTTTATACAAGCCAGTTTGCCATAATCTCTTTTTAATATTTCAAAATTTGTTTTCGAAGGTTCAAAAGCTATTACCTTAAGGTTTTTATTTAACGAAATAACATCTCGTATAAATTCACCCACGCAAGCTCCGATATCAATAACCATTCCGTTGTCGGATGTTATATCAAGGTCTATGAAATGATCCGTGGGTGTTCGGTGAATATTCATACGGCTTTAATAATTGATTTAAAAACGTGTTCAAAAACGGCCTTGTACTTCTGGGCTGTGGTATTCAAATCTACGTGATTGTTCTTTATTTCCGGTCTGTTTTGTGATACTGAAACCATCGCTTCGGCTACCATATTCAAATTAATCTTGGGAGGGTGGTATAAATCCACCGGCATGAGGTTATAGGGTTGGTCCAGGTTCAAAACAATCCCGCCGGATGGGCGCACCAATTCGTGCGTCCCGCCCTCATTACTGCAAATAACCGGGCAAAGTTGATTAATCGCTTCAACAACGCTATTCGGGCAGCAATCAAACCAGCATAAGTGTATCGATGCCGTAGCCGTTCTCATGTAACCCAGAAGAAGGGGTCGGTCGGTAACTTGGTCCATGAAAATAACCTTATCGCTGGCATAGGATTTTATGCTTTCGTCCATGCCCTTCCCGAGCTTGCCAAACACCCTTAAAACCGAATCGGGTATGTCGGCAAGCAGGAAGGCTTCGATGGTCTCCTTGAGCCTCTTATGCGGTCTCCATACCGATACGGTTATAAAGTTGTGGCGGTGCGTTAATTCGGGTTCTATAACTGGAGCATTTGAGCGTGTTCCGTTATTTATAACGGTAATCTTGGATGGGTCGGCATTAAGGTAGGCTATCACCATCTTCCTGCCGAAATCACTTTGGCATATTATTGAAAATGCCCGGTCTGCTGCTTCTTTTATCCCCTCGTTTTTGCCCCGCCAATCAATCCCGGTATCGTGATAAACTCCATCGAAACGTACCACTATAGGTCTATGCGTCTTGTTTTTTATACGGATGTTCTCAAAAACGATGTCGTGATCTTCTGATTTATCGGTGATTATTCCAACGCCAATATTCTGCAATTCACCAACAAGTCCCTGAAGGAAAAAACCCTTTCCGGTTCCTGGCGAAGATGTATCGGGGAATAGGACTTTCATTTTATTATTCCAATTTTCCTTAAAATATAATCCTGTTGTATTTCATTCGGGTTCATCCAGTCGAACAGCGTATTGCTGCAATTGTGATCGTGAATTACCATGCACCAAATGGGGTCTGGTTTAATTACGATCGGTGTGTTTTTATACATTTTTGAATGGATGGAATCGTAAATAAATCTGAAGGTTTTATCACATTTTTGGTATAGAGAAATAAAGGGAGTGCCTTCTTTGTGGTTTATTGAATACATTTTGTTTTTTTGTTTGTCCCACAAATAACCGTTAATAAAATCTATTGAATACCTTGATTTTACCGACGGGGAATTTTCCTGAATGGTCTGTATCGCTCTCGGCATCAACATATCGTCATTATCCAATCGTGTCTGTATTGCTGCTGTCGATTGGTCCCTTATGAAATTACGAACTTCTTTATATTCAATTTCGCATGAGGTTCTTTCCCCGTATGTTTTTGCCTGCCATCCATCCTGCAATTTCAAGGGGAATATATCGACCGGCAAGTTCGATTTTGTTATAATATCAGCGATTTTATTACCGTGCTTTTTAGGTGTATCCGCGTCGATTAAAATAAGCCAACGAAAATTCCTGATAGTCTGAGATTGTATAGACGGAACGGTGTAATTTCCGAATATTTCAATGCGCTTGTCGAACCAATCCGGCAGTGTTCTTTTTACCCGGTAAAGCCCAAGGTTAAATCTGGTCACAATCCAATGCTGCATTTTAATCATTTTTTCAGGTGCCTTGTGTTTTTTTTGGTAATGCCTTCCATTAACCTGAGATTTTTTTGCTCTTCCAGAATCCTTGAAACTTCGTCGTTATACTCCGGGTTCTTTTTCCGGTATTGAATCATCGACCTGTCGTGTTTTCGGTAATATGCCACGGGGTGACGCAGGGAATAAAAGCTTCCCCCGATATTTGCCACATTTCTCAAGCGATTCCACATTTCATTATCCGATCTGGACCGCAGTTTTTCATCATATAATCCATAGTTCACATAAACCTCTCTGCGTACCATGACCGTTTGGGCGTGTATTTTGTCTTCCCGATGGGAAACCTCTATTTTATACAGACGATTTTTCCAATACGATAAATCGCCGTCCCCTTTTATTATATATGCTTGAGCATATACCAACAGATATCTTGGGTTTTCAAATAGGAATTGGCTTCTAACAGAAACACTGTCCTCGGTAAGCATATCGTCGGCATCGATAGCGGTGATATATTCACCGGTACTTACCCTAATTCCTTCGTTTTTTGCGGTGGAATATCCCATGTTTTGGGGAAGTCTTAATAGCCTTACCTGCCCCTTAAAATGGCGTTCCACCATCATAACCGAATGGTCGGTGCTGCAATCGTCCACAACGATTACTTCAACCTTACCCTTATAATCCTGGGCAAGGCAACTTTCCAATGTGTTGCAGATATAATTTTCGTAATTATAGCACGGGATTATTATGCTTACCTTGGGATATTCTGAATTATTCACGGGGTATATTCCTTGCCCAATATTCGTATAATTCATTAACGTCGTGCCGCATGAGCAATTCAATGGTTTCTTTTTTCAATAGCCACTCTTCGGGCCAATCCCACCATCGAATTTTTTCAAGCAACTTGATTTCTTTTCTTCCGAATCGAAAACTTTTAACCTTTGCCAAACTACCCGCCGCAATGGCATAGGCCGGTATTTCTCCTCGTACTACAGAGTTGGCTCCTATAATCGCCCCGTTGCCTATTTTGGAGCCGCTTAAAATAATGGTGTCGAATCCTATCCAGACATCATTTCCTATTACCACATCGCCCCTGCACGTTAATTCACCGGCTATGTGCCCAGCTTGTACGGGAAAAAAATGATTGAAGGGGAATGTAGAAATGTTGTCTTTATTGTGTTCGTTTCCGATATCAATTCTCACATTGGTTGCTATGCTACAAAATGCCCCGATATAACAATGGGCTAGCTTGCCGTGTATTTCCGGGTCACCACAGGTATACCTTCCAATCACCGTTCTTGTTTTCATTTCAAGCACATATATTCCCTGCCAAGGCTCATTTGTGGCAGCCATTTGGCGTTGTTTGGATAAAGTTGCATAGCTTTAAGTGCCCGTTTTTTATACTCTGCCTTTAAGTTGCCATGTACCGAACGAACTACAAGGTGGGTATTTTTAGGACATACTAAGATACTTATAAAATGAATCATCCTATGAAAAGGATGCCAGTGTTCCTGCTCTATAAAATCACCATGCGTTACAATCACATCGGGGTTTGTTCTTTCGATTGCGTCTCTCATAAATTTAAAAACATCACCGATTGATTTTTTTGAATACCTATCAATATCTTTACCAGAATAATCTGTTTTATAAATAATCGGTTCGCATTTCAGGTATTCGCACACTTCAATAAAGTGTTCACTTCTTAAATCAGAATAAACCGCAATGGTTACTTTATTTGCCATGCTGATTATTTTGCAAATCAAGGCACCGAATAATATCAACTCATCGTCCGCATGGGCTACGTTAATTAATACGTTTTTGCCAATGAATAAATCTTCCCACGAAAGATTCAAGAGTGGTATCATCAAAAGATTTATCAGGTATTCTTCAAACGACATTTTGTCCATAACCGGCTTATATATTATCGATTCTCTGAAACGATGGTTTGTGTTCGATTGATTCCCGTATTTTAAGGCTCAGTTCCTTATTCGTTCTCCAAACACCTTCCGGATTGGTGTCGTCGTAGCAATATAGAAGCCAGTCGATATGTTTAATTCGGTCGTATCCCGCCATTTCCATTAAGGGTATCATGATTAATCTGTCGGCGCAACATTTATACCATTCTCCGGAAGCGTGTTGCAGTGCGCTAAAGGGCAAACATTTCCACAATTTAACCTTAAATGTTTTTAAATGACTGGCTCTCCACGGGGAAGCCCTGAAATTATCCCCGTTTAAATACTCACCATTGAATTTACCGCGCTTGTTATTGCTGAAATTAACATAACTGCCGTAGGTCAAAAGCAAGTCGGTGTCTGATTCATATTCATTGGAGATTATTTTTAGCGCGTTCTCGTCCAATAAAAAATCATCAGCATCAATAAGAATTAATACGTCCTCGGGTTCCAGGTTCAGGGAGTAAATGGTATGAAACGTGTTCTCTACGAGATACATCCGTTTTGAATCGTCGGTCCCGATGCTAACGGTGATTGTTTTGTTTGGGTAATCCTGCATCTCAATGGAATTTAAACAGCGTGTTAAAATATCCGCAGGTGTTTTCCAACCGCAAATTATGATTCTGAATTTTATCATGGCAGGATGATATCTTTTCTGAAAGACAGGGTTGTGTTATTCGCGGATTGCGTGACGATTTCTCCTTGTTTTGCCAATAGCAATAATTCGGCAATGTCCATGTCAAAGGGAGTGTCTATCTGAATCGACCTTTCCGTTGGCAGAATTATACTCATTACCTTCCCGCAATAAATTGTCTTTTCCATTAAAAATTTTTTAACCGGAAAAACGAACAAGGCGCCATTAACGTGATATTTGGGTTTAATTTTCTGTCTCGGGAGATACCGGTTTTTTAAAAATCTGAAAAACGGAAATTTCAAAACACCTTTTTTGTCCTTGTTAAATAAAAACGGGTAATCCGTATTCGGAGTAACCGATACTACCGAAGCGTCGTTTTTAAAAGATTTTATACATGAGTTGTTGATATCGAAAAAATTTCTTAACGGCGAAGTTGGTTGCAGAATACAGCAATGCGAATAAGTGGTTAGCCCAACCTTTTTAAGCGCGTGTAGAATCACGTCGTAATGAGAACTGGTATCCGTTGCCAATTCCGGTGGTCGTAAAAACGGAACATCGGCACCATAATACATGGCAATATCGGCATATTTCTGGCTGTCGGTCGAAACGATAACTTTATCCAATACGACCGCTTTTTTTGCTTCTATTATCGTCCATGCAATCAGGGGTTTCCCGGCGCAATATTTTATGTTCTTATCGGGTATGCCTTTGGACCCGGACCTGGCAGTAATAATACCGATGGTTTTTGTCATGGTATCGGGTTTCTAATGAATTCGTCGAGTGAAACGAGTTGGTTATTCAGGCTTTTATTTGAAACTCGGCATTCCTTTATAATCCGGGAGAACACCGGATCGGCCTGCCATTGCTGCCACTGCGAACGATACTCTATCGGTATCCTGTCCGCCCATTTTTCTTTGGAGTCGAATAACCTGAAGTTCCCGAGGTGAATCCCATGATGTCTTTTCTTGAGCTTGTATTTCTGCGGCAATCCTATTCCTGACTTCTCAGCCATGCGATAAAGCATTACCCCGTCATATTCACGGTATAGGCCAATTAAACCTTCCCTTAATAAATCGTAATATTTTGCGCGTATATGTTCTGTTTTTTCGAACCATAATTTCGTTGCGAAGTGCAAGCCGCTTAAGCTTTGGAATCCCGCATAATGATGAATATTTCTTAAAGAGTTTGAGTAGCATAGCCCGGTTGTCACCATTTCTGATTTATGAAAATCCTCAATGGAAGTTCTTTCCGGCATAATCATCATGTCTATATCGGTCACATAAACGAAGTCGTATCCATTGAAATATTCGGGGGGAACAACGAATCTCAGGGCTATCGAATTATAGATATAATCTGGAAAGTCTTGAAAAAGAGGGATTATTTCCACACCGGGAACTTTACCGTAAGGATTATCGCACCGTAAAAATATTTTCACATCGTAGGTTTTATACACCTGCTTTACGCACCAACTGAAAAGCGGAACGTATTCCAGATATCGCTTGTCTACTACGGTGGTTATGCAGAGTTTTGACATTATTTAAAATTCCTGAACACGAAGGTTTTTACATGATGCTTTAAATTCAGAATCCTTGCGTTTTCGGCTCGGTCGTCTATGAGTAGATCGTAGAGTGGTTTGTCCATTCTGAGTTGCGTGTATTTAACATCCCACATTTTTAACTGTGCTTCGGTTAGTGGTCTGTAGTCGAAGGAAGAAAGGCCGCCTCTTGCGGTATAATAAACGACAATGTGACCGTCCAAAAACAGATTGTTTAAATGATTGATTCTATATTCCAAAGGGATGGCGTGGGCGTAATCCGTTCCTTCGGTTTTACATATAGTATTGTCAATATCGACAAAAAATGTTCGGGGTGTATTTTTCTGCATTTAATTTCTCCAGTAGTTTAACTTCCGAAGGCATGACCTTTTTAACTCCATCGCCCAATGCGCGTTCGATAGATCGTACTGCTTTTACGACATTAATCATACCGATCGGCTCAAGGCTGGCTGACTGGTCCGTACCCTTCCAAGTCCTATCAAGCGTAAAATGGCGTTCGATATAAGTAACTCCAAGGGCTACGGCGGCTGCTTCGATTGCACCGTTACCTGCGGAGTAGTGACCGGAAAGACCGAGTTCGTAATCAGGGTGAACGTATGTTTGCCATATTAATTGTTTTCTGAGCCACTTGAGATTTACTTCGTCTTCGGGGCAGGGGTAGGAAGATGTCGTATGGCAAACAATTGCCGGGTGAAGTATTTTGATCGCTTCGTTTGCCTGTTCTTCAGTACACATACCGGTAGAGATGATGATTTGTGATTCAGCTAATGCCTTAATTCGATACAATAAATCAGCATTTCTTATTTGACCCGAACCGATTTTAAGATAAGGCAATTTTAAACTTGTCAAATCCCATGCACTTTGTTCATCAAAAGCTGTGCCAAAAATACCTATTTCGATTTTTTTGGTCTCGGAGATTAATTCATTCCAATCCTCAATATCAAATTCAAGCGCTATCCGATGGTCCCGGTAGGTCTTGCCGAATGAGTTTTCGCTGAGATACGGTTTATCTCCCACCTCTTGGGGAATGGAATCTATGTGGCGTTTCTGAAATTTCACCAAATCGCAACCACATAGTTTTGCCTCACGAATCATTTTCTTTGCAATCTCAAGCGAACCCTGGTGGTTGCATCCGATCTCGGCACAAATTTTGACGTTAGTCATTTTTAGAACACTCCATTCGCAGGGTTATTTTATGTGCTGTTAGATCAAGATAATCTTTTCTGAAGGCTTTAACGCCTGAGCCATGTCTGTTGAGACGTCCAGAAACATTTTTAAACCCCGACCTTTCCAAAACATCCTTTAATTTATCATACGACCACCATGAAACGTGCCATTCCGGATGTTCTTTATTCATTTCGGGGGTTATTTCTCCTGCCAAGTCAACCAATAAATTAAGTGCATAATCCATTGGATATTTATTGATTATACCAGCAACATTGGAATTGCTAATATTATCACGTAAAGGTGTTATTATCAACCCTAAAAATGGTTGCTCTTTAGTCTCGTCGCCATGGATGAAGGCATGGGGGTAATCCGTTACAGGCGTTTCTGGATCAATTAATTTATTGTAAATTAATTCGGCATCCGGTACTGCGATTTTTAACATCCCACCATCGCGCAGGATTCTATGAATTTCCCGAAACAAATATTCTACGTTTAAATCAGGAAGGTGTTCTATCGTGTGTTCGGTATAAACACCTCTCAGGCATTTATCAGGAAGATCGATTGGTTTATCCTCAAGAAGATTGTGGGTTATATCTATCGCGCCCTTATCCCAACCGTAATAATTTGTATCGGCAAAAAAGCAGTCGAGATTCAACCAGCCGTCTTCCCGATGGCAGAAATTTCCACCACCGATATTCAGATATTTGAAATGCGTAAAATCAAACGAGGTTGATGAAGTCATTTTTAGAATTCTCTTCCCAGGTTCCCTCAAAAATAAGTCTTGATCTGTTCACGGTATTCTTGGGTTCGTGAATCAGCGTCCCGATACAAACCGCATAGGCTCCTGCTTCTTTTGCTTTGATAAAATCCAACTGGGTATTGTATCTTCCCTCTGCAATAACCGGGATATCTAAATTCTGTACACATTGGTGAACTAATTTTATGTCGGGGGCAACGAATGGGTGTGTCACCTTATCGACGTAACCGCTTAGCGCCGTGGTGATAGCCTGTACGCCAATTTCCTGTGCGGCCATGGCGTGTTTTAAATCCGCTATATCTGCAATGACGGGGATTTTATCTGAAACGCATTCTTGTATTCTGTCGGTAGGGAGTCGGTCGGTTAATTCCATTGCCACATAAGAGGCTCCGGAATCGATTAATGCGTATACCTCTTCTTTTGACCGGGTAATAAATGTGTTGAGCGCGTTCTGTTTGGATTTTACTATTCCGATTATCGGGATATTATAAATGCCCCTTATGGCCTTCGCAACCATCCGGACATTGTACGTTCCTTCAATGCGTAACGCAACCGCATATCTGGAGCATTCCCTTGCGATAGCGCAAATAATTTCAGACTGGCTTATCCCGTGATTCCAACTCGGCTGGATACTGGCTACAATGCCTTTCGGGAACATCGATTTGACCCCTCGTAGCATGCTTAACTGATATATTGGGTATGTCGGTTGCATACTAATATCTGTTAGACATTTTTATCTCCCTGCTGTTTTTCCTGTAGGCCGCCATCCATGATCGATGGCGTTTAAAAGGTTTCTTTGTTTCTTTGCTTTTGCCAAGGTGGTTCCCTTCGCCTTTGTTCCGTGTGGCGTAGATACCCTATACTTGCCGTCTGTTTTTGTGATAGATACTGGCATAATCACTCCTCCTTTTTCCAGACAAGTCTCAGGTCATTTGATTCCCGTCTTTTAAACCCGTTATTTATACAGAAGTCGTATCCTTCCTGAGTCTCCCAATCGGTGGCAATTTCATCGAAGTGTTCTTTCGCAGCAGTCATAAGGTGAGTGGCAAATTTCTTCCTTCGGTATTCGGGCTTTATAAAAATGCGCCAGAGAATCGCCACCCGGTTATTATTGTGAAGAAATAGGGCCGTGCCTATCACCTTGTGCTTATTGTCAGGCAATTCAATGTAAATTAAACGTGGGAACAGAGGGATGTCATGATATTCCACATTACGATGTTCCGGTTTATTCTGTACCGATGCCACCATGATATTAATATATCTTTAAAGCAAAGTTCTGTCAATAAATTTTTTTCTTTTCATCGACATTTCTGTAATCGGATGTCTTATTTATATTCGTCCCCACGACTTTTTTCCTCTGCAATTCGCTTAAAATAAGGCATAAACATTCGCAATATCCCCAATCTTCTTCGGAAGGTTTCCCGTTTTTAAGCGTCCACCCTAATATTTGTCTGGAGACATCCGAGCATTTATCGCTGATTAGAATGCCGTTGGTCCTGAAAAGTTCTTCGCCTATTTGAATCGCACCGTATGAATTGTAATGAATCGGTTCTTTTATCGTCACCGGGTCATTCGTATTTAATTCCCTGATTTTATGATTGAGTTGCCGAGCCGGTGATTTTTCAAAAGCGTTAATTGAAAACATATTTTCGCTGCCCATTAACTTGTCTACCCTGTATTTTTCAGATTTAGTCATGGCTCCGATACCTCTTATTACCGATTCCTCGTTACAATTCGGCCATGTTTTACAGGCATAAATACTCAATTGCGACTTGAAATTATCCCACAATGCGGCCACGAAATATATGGAAAAATCTTTCTGAAGACTGATCGCTGCGTAATTAAAGCTGGTGTATGGTCCTGCCTTTTCCCATTCAATGGTTATTGGGAGTTGCTTGGTAATCCGGAAGGAAGGCCAGACCTGCTTGAGATACGAACCGTGCATGGAAAATGCCGTTATGATGCTGTCGGGTATGTCGTCATGTTTTCCATCGGGAGCCGTTGCCATTTCATCTAAAAAGTCCTGATTCCAAGGGGCTTCTTTAATAAATACGTTCCCGGCTGCGAATGCCGATTCAATAGGCGCCCATTTCGTCACCTTATCCCCAGGTAGGTGGACCGATTTTACGACCCTTAAACCATTGAGTATTTGAACCGCCTCGGTGAAGGCGTCCTTGTACGCACCGAACGCCTCTATTCCTACGTTTATATCCCCATCCCCTATCGCAGTGTCCCGGATGATGCTCTTGCGTTGCAGGGCTTCCCAGCGGCCCCTAATCATGTCGTCTATATAGAGAATCGGAATGTTCTGGCCCTCTACTCCGGACGCTACCCACTTAACGCCCAATTTAATGCCTACGGTGTAATCAGGATCGGGGGAAATTCGGCTTTTCTCGGAAGAGGCTAAATCCCACCCTCGCGTCCACACGATATCATCCGGTGCGACCGTGTACTTTTTCACGTTATCGACCTTAAACATCGAACCGCCCCGGGGAACAGGTTCGCATTGCAGAAGTGCGGAGGAGTAATACGGTCCCAAGGTGGCAAACTGCGATTCGTACCACGCCTTGCCGAACTTTTCAGGCCAGAGAAACCCCTGATTATAAGACGGGTCGCGGGCGGGGAATTTTATCTCCTCAAAAACCGGGAACATGGGGTCCTGTTTCATCATATTCGCAATGCGCCCGAAGGGGTCGTCCATGTGCCAAGGCGTAGCTAAAATTATCACAATTGACGGATCGGGACGTCTGGTTAGTAAATCGTTTCCAATTGAATCCCATACTGCGTCTCGTAATATTTCAGAATTTGCTTCTTTGCGACCCTTGAAAAAATCGTCGCAGATTGTCAAGGAGCCGCCCTTCCCGGTAATCGAACCACCAAGGCCCAGCCATCGCACTTTTCCCTGTCTTCCCTCGATGCCCCACATATCAACCGATTGTTCGCGTTCGGATAGCTTTGCTTCGGGAAACATTTTCATGTACTCTTCAGAACGCATAACCTTATCTCTTGCAAACCTGCTGAATTCCCTTGCGAGAGATGCGGTATAGGTGGCTACTATTATTTCAGAATCGGGAAATAATCCTATGAAATGAGCGGGGAGATATTTGGAAATGATCGTCGACTTGGAATGCCTGAAGGGTACTTTGATTATTAAAAACGTGCTTTTGCCTTCACGGTAATCGATAATTGCCTGGTCAATCCTTTTGCAGATTACGTCTATATGCCAACCGGGTATGAAGGCATTTTCCGCAATCCACAAGCGTTTTATGAAATCAAGATGATATCTGCGGGCAAATTCCCGCTCAAACATATCTTCCGTCGGGTCTTCAGTTTCCGCTTGGTCGAACGATACTTGAGAGAGTATAGGCTTGGGGGACATTGGATTTTACCTTGGGTTCATCGTTCTGGTTTTCAGTATTCATTTTTCTCTTCAGGTCGTAATATGCCTTCAACTCTTCGTCATTAAGCTTTTTAAGATCGGCAGGGCTTGTTTCGCTTGAATTGGTGGCTTCGGTTTTCCATGAGAACAGATTCAACATCATCCGAATATACAGCGGAGTATTGAATTTACTGTTCCCGATATTTTCCCGTCCCTGATTCAACCACCATGCCTGCTTATATACGACTCCCTTTTGAATCACCTCGCCGAATTCAGGATATTTTTTTACCCATCGGTTAAAGGCATTTACGTTGAATATCCCGCGCTCTTTTTGAATTTCGGCAGCTACTTCCTGGTCGGTATACCCCTGCCTGTAGAATGATAAAATCCTTTCCTGCCAGCCTTCCTTAAGATCAAATTCGTATTTTCCTATGGGGGCAACTGGTTCCTTGGGTGGTTCGGTTTTCTGTTCGATCTTGATGCCTTCAATCGGCTTTAAATCATCCATTGAGAAGTTCATTTTACATTCCTATTCCAGCGCTTATCTGCATAGTTGATTTTGCCCTTTGCGCTATTCCGCCGACAACAACAGGCCATATCCAATCGGTGTCGTTGTTCCCGCCATTAAGGCTTGTTCCGTCGTTTACCGTGATCTGAAACCCGGTCAATTCAGAGTCCATGGGATTCATGTATTGAAGAGTTAGTGCGTTGGGCAATGCAAACGTCCAACGGACTCCGGGTGTGGAAGACCGAAGTGCGTTCAATGAACCCAAGGCGCCGTCCCAGTTTGCCGCTGCAAGGTTGGTAATGGTAAATGTTTGCCCAGCCTCAAAAGTCCCGGTAAATCCATCTAATGCCCATATAAGTCGCGTAATAGGGCAGGAATCATTTATGGCAAAATTGCTATAGAAACTTATTTGGGGAAGTCCGATTCCGTTAGTGGTAACTGTCGCTCCGTTTTTATAAAAAGAAAAGGTGGTCGCAGCATTCACTGTCACCGTAGCGGCAACGGCAGTTGTATAATCTCCGGAAAATACGCAGGCTGTTCCAGTAACATTTAGCGTAGACGTTCCGTTTACCTGAACATTATTGGTAACGGTCAGGTTGAATGTTGCCGTCGTGAATGTCCCGGCGGTAAGGGTCAATGAACTGCAAGAAAAGGCATCGGCGCAAGTCATAGTATTGAGGGGGGCATTCAATACGATGGGACCCCAGGCCTTTGCATTTGAAGTTGCCAGACAGGTATTGGTTATGGTCATTACGCCTGCTTGTGTACCCGCGCTTGCCGCCGCACGAGTGATATTCCCTGAACATGAAATTGTTCCGCTAAGTGCCGTTCCAACACTAGTGGTTGCCCACGAAAGCAAAGTAATAATCATTGCCTTGCCATTTTGATCGAAGGTTCCTGCGGTAAGCGTAAGATTTCCGAAGGTTATTGCGTCTTGAAGTTGGACAGTTGCTAACCCGGCATTGACCGTGGTATTTGGAAATGTTTTTCCGTTGCAGGTTATCAGTTGGGTAACACCCACACCACCGTTCAAGGTAAGAGTAGAAAGGTTAATAGTAAATGTACATCCCGCAGCCGTAGTCATATCTCCGGCAACTGACAGTGCGGTACCGGTTCCCGTATACGTACTCGTCCCGTTAACCGAAAAAGCCCCACCTACCGTTACCGCGAAAGTCGCCGTGTTCAAAGTCCCGGCGGTAAGAGTCAGTGCCGAACCGGTTATTATTGCATCTATGAGAGTAATGGTTTTACCTGCCGCGTTGACGATAAACGAACCGGGGAATGTCTTGCCATTGCTCGTAATATTCGCCGTATTGGTGAAGGTAACCGAAGTGGTCGCGGCGGTGCCGGTGATGGTGTGATTTGTGCCGAATGTCCAGTTACCAGAGCAAGAAAAAGTTGCTGTACTCATGGCAATTGTAGATGTACCAAGAGCGGAGTCGTATGTGTTAACGTAACTTGTGCAAGAAAATGCGCTGGCGCTGGCGGTGAGGGCAAATGTACCGGAGTTGCCACTACCCCAGACAAGAGTGCCGCAGGTAACAGCATAACCCGCAGGAGTGAACGTCACATTTTTTAAAGCGGTGTTTGTATAAACCGAGAAATTTGCAGTACCAAGATTGAATGCTCCTGAAAGCGTGAAAATAGTAGGTGTATAGGTACCTGCTCCACAATACATCACCCATGCCCCACTGCCGGTATAAGTGATGGCGGGAATGGTAAGAGTGAGAGTATTCGCGCCAGGTTGAACGGTGATGGCACCAGTGCCGTTAAAAGTGGTCCCCGCGCCAATACTGAAAACTGTGATTGAACCGCCACAGGTAATAATTACTGCCCGATTGAATGTTAGCGTCGAACCGGCAAAAGTTGTAATAGGTGTTGCGGTGTGAGAGAATGTCGTAGTGGCAGCGCCGCTGCTTGTCAAAATAGCGAGAGCGGCGGTTCCGACGGTAAGGGTTTTAAAGGTTGTACCGATGTCATCGTCAAGAACCGGAGCGGTTGCACCAGTAAAAGTGAGAGCGCAGGATGTTGCTGTTGGGGCAGTAAGAGTAGACCCAATATGGCAGTTGGAACTCGCCCCGGTCATGGTAATTCCATTACCGAAAATATGTGTCCCCGTTCCGTCAAAAGTCAGATTACCAGAACAGGTCATCGTAGTTCCCGTCCAGCTTATCACTTGCGTGTTTGTGGCGCTGGCGGTGAGGGTGTGGCACGAAGCGGCATCGGCAAAGAGCAAAGTCCCCGCTGTGGCACGATTGATGGTCACATCGTAAAATGCCTTGCCGTTGGAAGTGATTGTTTGGGCGGCGGTGCCGGTAAAGGAGACAAGGGAGGCGCTGGCATCAATGGTATGGTTGGAACCAAACCCCCATGCTGTCGCGCCTCCTGAGGAAACCGTCCATTGGGAAGTGGACATATTGAAATTGGAAGTCGCCGCGGCATTATAAGTGGAGCCATTGCAAGAAGAAACGGAAATGGCAGAAGCGTTAAAATTAATTGTAAATGTTTTTCCGGCAGAATTAGAGCCGATAGACAAGGTAGTGCAAGCGAAAGAATAGTTACCAACAGAACTTGTCGAAAAAGTATATCCGCCTCCGCTTACATTGCAGTAAATATTAACAACGCCGGTTGAAGAAAAATTCCCAGATAGCGTAATGGTTCCAC